TAATGTAACAGGATCACACATATTATTTACCCATCGTGTGTTATGATGCGAGTGATAAGCGCGGTGATGTGGGCGGGCAGGGGTTCGTCATTTAGGTAAACCGTCTGCCCCGCTGTATCCCAACCGCCACGAATATTGATGCGCTTGTCGCCGGTAAATAACGGCGGGCTGCTGTCCATCGGGTCAGATCCCGTGCGGAAAATGATTTCATCTGTTGTCGATATGTCTGGGCCGATCTTGCCGCCCAACGTATCAATGAGCCGCAAGGTGACTTCAAAGTCGCGTTTTGTTTTGCCTTGCGCGGTGCCGTCGTCGCCGCCAGCTTCCGGCCGCAAGGTCTTCATTATGCACTCGTTCGCAAGGCCGATCTGCGCCTTCGTGACTGTCGGATCAACAGACGAAATCGCACCCGACGAAACATTGCGCTTAGTGTAGACCGAACCGTTGCCAAGTATAGACACAGCCTGACCTTCCAGGTGGTCAAGGCCAGTGATACTCGCAGCGGCAGTGCTTGAATATGTAAGTCCGCTGTCCACAAAAAATGCGTCAGCTTTTGTTTGGTCTTCTTCAACGTCAAATTGATCGGCAAGGTATTCCACATAACGGCGGGTTACTCCGTTTATTGTGCGCTGCACAATCATCCACACTTCTTCCTCGCCGCTTGTCGATGATGGTATAATGGCAAGGCTTTCAACAACGGCGATGGCCTGGTCTGTCGTTGTCAGACGCGCCGTATCGCTAGATGTCACGGTCAACGGCCTAGCGCCGGCTGACGTTGTTTCTTCAACAGTGACAACCGCTGCGGATGGATTGGCTACGGTGAAATCGGCATGGGCATTGATGCGGGTGTAGATGTTGTCAGCGGTTACATTATTGCTGGTGTTCGGTCGCCACCCCAGGGATGTATCTGATGGGTCAGAACTGCCCGCCGCTTCAGATGTAAACGTGACAGTTGACCCGTCAGATTTCGTAAACGTCAGCGTGGTTCCGGCGGCAATGTTTGCATAATCGGATACGGTAATCGTACACGCGCCTGATACACCGCCGATCTTATGGCGATGCCATGCCACCACCTGTTGATCGCGCAGATACGTCATGCCGACAAGCTGTCCATCAGCTTTGACGCCCCACACAACCGTGCTTGGCTCTTGCTGGTACGCGATTTCCGTAATGCCGCCCTTGCTGACCTGGTTAGACAAGATCGTCAGATCTGGTGATTGAAAACTGTCGCTCTCAAACGCATAGACAAACTCGCGCAGCTTTCGCTGTTGGCGCTGGATAAAGACCACCACGTTATCGATGCGGATGGGACGGTGCGATGCCGATCCCCGTGTGCCCTCACGCACAACCCTGACGTTGGTCGGCGTCAGCGCGTCAGCCGTAGTTGAACCGGAAATAACGAACTCGCCGCCCACCGTGCCAATGGCCATCACCTTGCCCGGTGACAACCAGCGGATGGCGTTTACCTGGTCTGTGGCCAGGGTGTAGATAACAGGATCATCATCCAACGTGCCCGGCGTGTGATTCTCGTAGTCGCCCGACTTACTGCCAAACAACGTCTGTGGTTGTTCACTGGTGCCGGCAAGAAACAATCTTTGTTCGTAGAACGCTACTGCTGCCGGAAACCCTGTCGTTTCAGAGAACGCGCCCAGGCGCCATTTGGCTTCAGCCGTTGTGCCGCCAAAGGTAGCATTGACGGTTACGGTAACCTCTGTCGTACTTGTGCGGCCCGTAACCGTGGCATACCCCCACTGGATACCGCCATCGCGCAGGAACTTCCAGGTGCAACCGTCGTCAACGATCTCGTCGCCTTCGCCCGATGGGCCACCAGATCCGGCGGACGTTCCAGCCTTAATGCACTCATATACGTTGCCGCTGTTTCGCTTAACGTCACCCACGGCGTATGCCGTGCTTGCCGCCCAGGCCGCGGCCTGATGGCCGATAGATATAATGCGGCCTACGTCAGTCGTCTGAAAACCGTCACCACCGTTAATGCCGGTGACGGCGCTGGCAGTAATTGTCCGCGAACTGCCTGACGCATGACTAGGCGTGAGGGTTGTCGTCGTAATGTTTTCGTCTTGGTAAGGCCCGTCAGTGAACGTGATCTCTTCCAGCGTCCAAGACGTATGGCCCGTGCGCGATAACTTGCGTGGCGCATATGAATTGTGCGTCAGGTAAAGTACGTCGGCAGATTGGGCAAATTGAATGTCGAACAGGTCTGCCGTTGCATAGGTCGTTGTGACCGTATAGACCCGCGCCGCGGTGCCGGCAGACGAGTAAGCGGTGAACCCAGTAGAATTGATGTTTGTGTCATCAATGTCCGTTAGTTCAAACGTGTTCGTCGTTTTGTTCTTGATCTTATAATATTTGCCATTGAGTTCGGTCATGCCGACGACAGACGCAATATAGATTTCGTCGCCATTTGAATAGCCATGTGACGTTGCCGTCACCACACACGGGTTGGCCTGTGTCGCCCCGCTAATGGTTTTGTTGGCCTCAAGGATTGCGCCGTTGTCCTTGTAAAACCGGACATACAGATTGCCGAACTCAATGCAGTAAGCCTGGGTGGTGCTAAACTCAAACGGCACCAGCCTTGTCTTAGCCGACGATGTTTTGACCTCTTTGACAAAGCGTGTGCCTGGGCGGCGTGTGATGCCGCCGTGAGGCTGAACAATAAAGTTCTCTAGGGTTTCAGCGCCGTTCGCATACTTGGTGATGTCCACGCGGCCGAACAGATCTTTGGCTAGTTCACCCGCCGTCCAGTTGGTTTTGATCTGCGTGACGCGAGACATCTATTAGGCTCTCGCTGACAACCAGGTGTCCTCAGACGCGGACGTTGTTTCCTGCGCGTCAACCAGCCGCGCTTCCTGTATTAGCGTTGCGTAAGCAGAAGATGCCGATGCCACAACAGTCTGCGAAGACGTGATCTCATACGCCACGTCAGACGCGAGGCGCATAGCGTAGGCCTCTGTGAACTTCGCGTCATAAATTGACGTGTCGGTAACGTCGGCAATGTAGATGATGTTAAGCGGTGCCGCGGCATCCGTAACAATGTTGCGGCCTTCAACGGCCCATTCCTCTGTCGTATCGACTTCAATAATGCGAAGGCAATTTGACGGCCATGGATATGAATTTGTGTATTCCCACACAGGTGATGTCGTATCAGCCGCAAGCGCGACGCGGGTCATGGCAAAGTTCCACGGGTGGTCGCGCAAGCAATACTGTCGGCTTTGCTCATGGATGCGGTTAATGGCGCGGCCTTCAACCGTGTCATCCGTAAGCGCAGTAATCGCGTTGGCGCCCAGGTAGGTTAAGCCTTTGTTTGCGATGTCAACGATGGAACCAGCCATGCAAAACCTCCAAGAGGAAAGGGGGGTCGAAACCCCCCAATCCGTTAGTCAACGACGTAGTGGATGATGAAACTCATCGTTCCAAGGGTTCCACCAGCCGCTGCCATGGTGGCAGCAACGTAGTAGTACCCACCTGGATCGGTGCTATCACCAGCCAGTTCGTACATCTTCTTGCCGCAGGTGTCGATGTTGGCCACTTCATGGCGAACGTCGGCGAGTGCAGCAGCATCGGCAACTGCCGTAGCAAAAACGTCTTCGTCCTTAACTACGCCAGCCGATGTGTAGATGCCTACATTGAACGTGCAAGAACCACCGAACGTATCGGACCCGATGTAGAGGTGCGGGACCGTTGCGTTCGACGGAACAGGAGCCAACATAACGATGTCATCATCATCGCTGTCACCCGCCGCAACTTCGACGGTACCCTGTGCGATACGCACACGGCCGTGAAGTTCAGCAACATCGTTCAACGTTGGAGGGGTTGCCTCAAAATTGGCAACCAGATCGGTGTTTTTAGTACCCATTGGTCAGCCCTCCTAGGTTGGGTCGCATTCGATGTAGCCCACCAACTTTTCCTGCATACGGGTTGACCCGATTGCCATCGATGCGAAGACTTGCGTCGCATGATTTTTATCGGCCCGTTCGGAAATTTTGATGGACGGTTCAGCACCAACGGCCAGTTTCATTCCGGCTTTTTGCCAGAACAGAACTTTATGGTCAGAGTTGCTATCTGTGCCGATCAGTTCAGTGCGGACGAACTGGAATCCCAAGAAGGAATCCACATCACCACTGACTAATGCCTTTCGTCACACTACGGCTTTCGCCGCCACCCTCGCGGGCTTTGTGCGCTGGACTTTCTCTTCATCCCTGTGGGAGCCGCCCGTCAAGTCTCTACACGTTCCCCTTGCGGGGCTTCGCTCGGGATCAGCATTTTAAAGCCTTCCCCGAATTTGAGCGGTTTTCGTCTGACCGTTGCCGGTCAGATAGGCAAAGTGTTTACCGAGGCGTAGTCTGAACTGGTCACTTCAGTTTGACCCAGAAGGTTCTGAAGCTGTTTGGCGTTGATGATGCAGAAACGGTCTGCATCTTCTGCCTCATTGGCGTCGAGGATCTGCTTGGCAGCCCGCAACTTGCCGACGTTGAGGCCCGTATCAGCAGCAGGGCTGATACCGACTTGAACATCAACGGTGTTGGAACTGTCGTAGCTTGTCGAGGTGCCACCGGCAACGCCCGTGTAGGCGGTCCCGTCAGCAGCCGAAACAATTTCCTCATCCATTGCGCGGCCCATGGCCCAGGCAGCAGCCGAGGCATAGGGGCTTTGCGGATCGATGAGCATACGAACACGATCTTCATCATCGATGAGATCGGCCCAATCGTAGTCTACAAGGCTGACCCGACGCCGCGCATGTGGCGTGTCCATCCTTGGAGTGTCACTGTGACGTGACGTGCGCTGTTGAGCGGCAGTTGACATTGTGTTCGTTGAAGTGCGCGACTACTTCAACCGCTTTCGCTGCTGCATGTCGC